TTCATCACCGCCCAACATATCCAGCAGTGGCTTCAGTGTAGACAGACCGGTGCGATCAGTAATCGCTGCACTAAGGACAAACGCAGACTTTTCACGGAGACGCTCAAGAGCTGCTTCACCCAACATGTCAAAGTTATCATGGACGTTGGCAACAAGTGCAACCCAGTCAGCCAAAGGACCAAGCCACTCATAGGAGTACCAATTACCATCCAGACCCATGTAGGTACGTTTTTTCCAGTTGGTCATTTTTTCACGTGCACGTTGAGCCTCTTTATCGTAGAGACCATCGCCACGGATGCGACCATTCAGAACACCATAACCAGTGGCAACAACTGCAATACCACCCATAGCTTTGCGTCCACGGGTAATATATTTAAGATCAGCAATCTTGTTTGCTTTAGCAGCTTCATCCATCTGACTAATGTCAATGTTCCGCTTACGCAGAAGGTCATCAACATGTTCAGGGTGTGCAAGTAGCTGATCCAACGGAGTAAAGGCAAGTTCGTTAATGTCCCGTTGGAACGGGGTCATCAAAGGGTTGTACTTAGCCATTATGTCCACAATGTTCATACCAGTGGTAGGGAACATCAGCCAAGGACGGAAACCAGGCAACCGCTGAGTAATGTCAGTAATAGACTGAGCCAACGGAGTGTCCAGGTTAAGTGCCATCTCATCGGTGACGTACTTAACAGCATCGTTGTTAAGCATACCCTTATCATCAAACATCTGCTTATAATACTTATCAGCAATAGGTTTGACGTTCTTTTTAGTAATAGGCTTACCAGCAGCAATCAGTTCGTCCATAGCCTTGAAACGAGCTTCAGCAGATGCGTTAAACACACCAGTAAAACCGTCAAGAGCCGTCATGGCATTAGGACCGAAACGAAGGATAGGATCCTTGCCCAGATCATTCAATGCTTCGATTTGATTGACAAGGTAGTCAAGTCCAGGATTACCCTGATCAAGCTGTGTCTTAGCTGCTTCACGCAGCATACTCATCTGTCGTTCAGACTCCAGAAGCAAGTCCAAACGTGTACCACGGGCAACGCTTTCAGGGTTCTTAGAAGCCTTCATAAACACATCACCAGCATAAGGCAATGCGCGTCGGAGAGTTTCACCAATAGAACTATAAGCTACCCAGCCACGTTGAATGGCTTGCCAGTCTTGACTAGGAATAGCACCAGCAAAGTGTGCAATAGGTTCGGAAATAATACCACCAAAGTTACCAACCAATGCTTGGATGGGAGTGGTAAATGCAGAAAGAATAGAGTTGTAGATATTAGACCAAGTACCAGCAACTAGCTTGTTCTGGACTTGAGGATCAAGGTTAATAATAGCCTTGCCTAGGTCAGCCGTCATACCGTGGATGTACTGATTCATCTTGTAGATGGTGTCAATACGTCCATCAGTCAGTTCATAAGCCAGCAGGAACTGGTCCATAATCTGAGGTTGGTACTCAGCAATCTGTCGCATAGAGTTAGCGAAAGTCTGAGACTCTTTAAACACTCGTTCTGCAACTTCACCAGCACCAATAACGGATGCTTCGTTGTAACCTTCGATGTTCCTAAAACCGTTCTTAACAAGAGCGAGTAGGTTCATCTTACGGTTCTTATAGTATTTAGCAGAACCAGCAAGTTGAGTGACATACTGCATCAGGTCAATGATCTTTTCCCGAGCAGCATACACTGCAGGAGAACCAGCCATCAGGCGTTGACCTTCAGACAAGTCAGAGATACGTCCACTAAGGGAACCTGCCAGCAAAGCCTGAGCACGTCCAACGTCCATGCTGGTAAGTTCAGCACCGAAACCACGGAGAGCCTTGGCAGCCATAGCAAAGCCTTCTTCTGCCATGATCTCTTTACCGCTGTCATCACGAGTGATAAACGGTTCAAGAACTTGACGGACTTCAGCCTTAGTCATGCGAGGATCGAAGAGACCCACAGCTACGTCCATGTTAGCTTCGAGCACATCATCGGCAGTAATCTTCCAACCTGATGCACCCTCCATACCAACACGACCTGCCTTATGCAGTTGGTCAGCAAGACCCAGAACAATGTCTTGAGCGTTGTTACCGTTTTGAAGTGCGTACTTAAGTGCAGGTTCAGAGATCATGTTACCCAGACGACCGTGAACGGTGTCCAGGTTCTTAGCGATACGTGCAGAGTCCAATGCAGCACCAACAACACCAAAGTCGTCTACAGTGCGAACACCGATCTCAGTAAAGTCAAATACATCGTGAACACCTTTGACAGGTCCATCCAAACTCATCGTTTCAGACAAGTTGTAGTAACCTAGTTCATCTAGTGCTTCTTCCTGTTTGAGAACAGAACGTTCAATAGTCTGCTCTACATCATCAGTGAACTCAACAGCGTTGTCTTGAAGGAACTTCTTAGCGTCTGGAGTTTCACCAACCATACGGTTAGAGCGCCTAAAGCTGAGAGTAGCGTCACCAATAGCTAGACCAAGTTTAGTAAAGCCTTCCAGAAGACTGGTCACAAGACCCATACCAAGGTCTTCGTAAATGTTCTTGAGACGCTTGGTGTCAGTGTCCTCACCCTGTACAGTAGCAAGACTGTCAGGAATAAAGTCAAATTGACGGGGCCATTTTTGTTTGAGAGTACCAGTCAGGTTATCCTCTTCGTACTCACTGCTAACGGCACCAACGCCTAAACCAGCCAGGGCTTCGACACCCTTAGTGCCAATCCATTTAACAAAAGCACTGTTACCTAAAGACCAACCGACCCGACCGTGGGCAGCAGCTGCGCCACCCATGCCGAGTTTAGTTAAACCAATAGTAGGAAGAACAACGGAGGAGATTTCACGAAGAGCCTGAGAATGTTGTGCTTGGAACTCAGGTAGTTTGTTAAAGTTTTGACCACTTAATTTGTTGATGACATCGACACCGAAGTCCAGCATACCTGTCTGAGCAGCAAATGCATTCTCAGCGGTGTTGCGAACATAGTCACCGACATCATAGCCCTCTTCCCAAGGCCACTTTTGATCTTCTGCCCCTTCCGTAGAAGCGGCTTGTGTTGGTTGAGGAGGTGCTTGTGCTCCCGTAGGAGTTGATTCTTCTTCTACTTCAGTTTGCTCAGCATCTTGTTCTGCAAGAAACTGATCGCGTTGTATCTGAAGCATTGGGTCTAATTGAAGACCATTCAAATCAGCATTAACCTCCTCATTGAGGGGTTCAAATTCCATAGTTAGATACTAGGTTTAAAGATAAAATGTCCACCGTGTCCAACATAGCCAGGTTCGTGAACCCAACCATATTTCGCACCATATTTTTTCAGCCACAGCCGGGATACCCCATGAGCATCAATGGCTAAACCAAGGTTATGGTAACCGTTTGGGGAGGGCTCGTAACCTTCTGCGATAAGTCTTTCGTACTCAGCTTTATCCCTAAAGACGTTAGTAATACCTTCTGTAGGGAAGCCATCTGCCAGCATCTTATCAAATGCCTCTGAGGCAGGACCGTGTGCAATGCGAATAGGTTGACCGTTTTCAAGAATAATAGGATATTCCTTAGTTTGTTCAACAGGGATGCCTACAAACTGAGCCAGCTGTTGACTCATACCAGGACGACCATGTACTCCCAAGTTTTGGAAGTTTTGGACGTTACCCATCCGTGAGTCTAAAGTAGCCCGCTGGGCAGAGGGACTCAACGTAGACATAGTTTTAGCAAGCTCTGGAGTGTAAGCAACACCAGTACCTTCTAGAAGAGTGTCTTTAAAATCAAATTTAAATCCTTTAGCCTTAGCACCCAGATTACGGAGACTATGTTGGCTAATGCCCAATGCTTTTGCAGTAGCAATCTCAAACCCGTTGGGCGGTAGGTTTGGATCCTGCATCAATGCTTGCATACGTTCATCTGTAAAAATAGAGTCTGGATTTTTGACAAAAGCTCCAGCACCCTTTTCAATAATCTCCTGCCTCATGTCTTGGACACGATTTTCATTAGCAGTGATTGCATCACCAGATCCAAAAGATTTAAGGAGTTCAGGATATTCTACACGACCATTTCTATAAGTTTTTTTCTTATAACCGTGTGTACCTGCCGTAACTTTGTCCATCTCTAATTCAGATGCAACCGTTGCAGCGTTTTCAGCACGTTCTGCTAAGGTAGATCCAGTGATGTAACCTTCCTGACCTTGAGGAACGGAAAGAAGACGACGCATTGTTTGACGGACGTTTCTGTCAAATGCAAGAGCAGCTGGTCCAGAGCCCGCTTTTGCCAGATCACTGTAACTGTTTTGACCAGTAATGACACGCTTATTATCATTGATAATTTTATCTACTCCTTTACTGTAGATAGCGCCATTACCGTTATCATAGGTTGACTTGACAGAGGCGTGTTGTGTTGCAGTACCGTGAATTTTTACGAAATCAACATCTCGTTGAGTAAGTTCCCACGCCTGTTTACTCGCAATAGCTTCAAGTTCAGCTGTCCTTACTCTAGCTTCAAGCGTTCCCCGTTTCCGCATGTTAGTGAGTTCTGGAGGAGCCCAGCCTGGATACTGATCTCTAATCCTTGCGTCAATACGATCAACATCACCAGAAGTATAATTCTCAGGTAGTTGAGCGATTTGGTTGTTTAACCACTCTTGACGGTTAACACGATCAGCAGTTTGCTTATCAGCAGACCACTGAGTTTGAGCTTTGTCCAGGTTTCGGATTACATCTGCAAAGCGGGTGTTTTCAAACTTCTTAGCGAAAGTGGTTTCCTTACCGTTCTCATCAATAAAGGTAAAATTAGCTAGATCATCTATATTCAGAATCGGCTTACCAGTTTCAGGATCAATTTGCTCAAAAAGACCTTGAAGACTTTTCAGAGATTCACTATAACCCTTTGCCTCAACCATTAGGTTGAACGACGTGTGAATAACACGCTGGATGTTAGCAGGATCAGCATTGGTGATGTTTGCCGCAGCCATGTTAAACGTGCGGTCATCAGCAATCTGCTTCTGACGACGACGGGTTTCAGCAAACAAAGCAGTGTCTGCAGCGTCACCATACTGTTGAACGTAAGGTGTAATCAGTTTACTAGCAAAGCCAGACTGACGACCCATCAATTCAACGATTTGCTGACGGAACTCTCCAGTAAACCGCTGCTCTTCTTCAGGCGTTAAACCCCTATTAAATTCTTTGGCTTTCTGAGCCAGGTAAGCGGTACGATCATCAGCGTACTGCCAACGCCAGTAAGCAGCAATCTGTCCTTCAGTAAAGTCAGTTGCAAGAGCATCATCAAGCGATCTTAGCTTGGCGAGTTCAACTTGATCGTAACCTTTAGCTGCTGCTGCCTGCCTTGCAATACTTAGTTCACCAGAAGTTTCTGCCAAAAGTTTTTGGGAAACAGCTTTTGCCAAAAGGTTCTCTTCTGACATTCCAGCAGCTACTTCAGCGTTGAAGTCTGCAATGCGACCTCTTTCGTAAATCTTAGTAGCTTCTTCACCAGCTGTTTTACTTAAATTTTTAATGCTGGAAAGTATATCAGTACGAGCTTTTGCATCAATGTTGAATTGATCTCTGTCTCGTTGAGCTTCATTTTGAAGACCTTGAGCGATACGCTGTTGATTACCAGCAGAAATCCGGTAATCTCTTTCCATAGCGCCTTTGGTATATGCTGCATCTTCTTTCATTGCTTGCAGCATCCGACGACGCTCTTCGATCTCAGCATCAGCAGCAGCACGCATACCTTGCAGTCTACGTTCACCTTCTTGCCTCAGCCGAGCCAGCCCGCGCTCATCAACTTGTTGTGGACGGTAGCCGCTAGCTCGTGCGGCTCCTTGGTATTGTATACGTGCCATAGTTATGTGCTGTAGATAGGTTGTCCGGTAGCAACAGCTTTCCCGCCGGGATCACCAGTTCTAGTAGTGTTGCCGCTATTTCGACCATAATAAGCAGCTTGCATAGCCATACTACCAACTGTTGCAGCAGCACTAGAGATACCCTGGAAGATAGGAGCAGCAGCACTTTGCATAGCAGGTGCAGGCGTGTAACCAGGCAGAGCAGCCATAGGCTCAACAAAGATACGCTCAGGTCCCATAGTAGGCTTGGGAATATCAGGCAGACGCTCAGGTTCAATCATCATAGCGTTACGTGCCTTGATGTCGTCAGCGTACCGACTCATCGCAATGTCACGCAGATTACGCTCAGACTGAACACCAGAACTCATTAGGCTAGCCCTAAGGATAGCTGAGTTACGTCCAACCTCTGCAATAGTAGATTGGATAGCTTTGGTACGTGAGCCACCAGCTTGCATCATGGCAGCTTTACCTTCGTTCTGAAGTTGCTCAATCAACATGCCTTCACGTTGGAAAGCATCTTGAGCCATGATTTCATTGAATGCAGCTTGCTCAGATTCAACAGCTTGTCGTTGTGCAACGCTGTTGTAAACAAGCTGTTCTTGAGTTGCTTCAACAGAACCTTGAAACTGTTTAGCAGCTTGAAGATACTGGAAGTCTTGAATTTCTGTTTGGTAGTTCCAGTTACGAACAGCAGTGTCAAACTCATACTGCCGCTGACGTTTGTAGTTTTCTTGGTCAGCAAAGTGTACTAGTTTGTTGTATGCATTGGTAACGTCTGCAGCGCCTTGAGCTTGAATCTGCTGTAACCTTGCGTTTTGCTCTGCTTTGCGGTTAGCCCGATTAGCAGCGCCTGAACCGAAGATACCTTGACCAATAGAAGCCGCTGCACTAATAACAGCAGCTGTGATAACACCACCTGCCATAGTTAAGACCTCCTATAGAATCGGGGAGTATAGTTACCTTCCCACATCATCGACACCAACGATACAGGATATGGAAAATCACTTGTCACTTTTAAATCAAAATTAGTATTGCGTTGATGAACAGGGACAATAAACTGTCGCTCACTCTTGACAGGAGAACTATCAGCTGAGTAGTAGTCAGCATCTGCAGTGTGTTGTACATTTCGCCACTCGTTAGAACCATTGGCTTTGAGTTTAAACGTCACTGCACCTGTCCTACCTACAGAGAACTTGACCCTAGAAACGGTCAAAGCAGCGGTAAAATCAGTAGTATTTTGATCCCTACGGAAATAGAATCTAGGTAGAGTTACTTCATAATCATACGGGTAACCGACAACAATGCCATCAGCATAGTCAGTGAAGTTGCCTTTTACTTCGAAGTACCGATAATTAGTACCACTTTCTGTACGCTCATATGCGGTTGCATAGTAACCAGCATCAGCATTGATCTCGTCATCTGTACCAACATCAGCGGTAGGAACAGTTAGAAGCATCATTGCATTGGTCTGTTGGAACGGAGTGTAAGGAACGTAGATCTTAGTCAGATCATTGGTTGAATCATACACCACCGCATCGACGCTTGCGTGGGGCTTGACGGGGCGTGTAGCCATGTCCAGGCATGAATTACCGTTGATACCACTAGCGGTCGCTACAACGTCTCCTGTGGGGATCTCATCAAGGGTTATGTTACCGATAGTGTATTCATCTTCGTGCTGAGAAACAACGATAACAGAATCATTCAGAATCTTAGCATCTTGAATCGTACCCGGCAGTTTCCATTTAGTCCAAGCTTGGAAGAGATCTTTCTCACCGTTGTTGTAATAACGATAGAGGTACAGGTAAGACGTGTCTTTATCTACCAGCATAATCACAGAGTTCTGTGGGCTGACAGTTAGACCGTCTACGGTTTCAGGTATCCATTCTAGTACTACTTTACTGATGTCAACCACAATAGGCGGTTGTTCAACGTCACGTAACTGCATGGTAAACAGCTTGCTGTAACCTGCCACGTTACTGACAAATGCAGAAGTAGTACCAACATCCACAGGTGCGATGTCAGTGTTCAGTTCATAGTTAGAGACGCTCCGTACCACAGTAGAGGTAGGAGTCAAGGTGCTACCATCAGTGGTAAACACTTGGAACTGTTGACGCTCAGAGAACACCAGCAGACCTTGTGGTGATGGAAGCACATCAGACAAAGTAACAGGTCTGACGCTAGCCACGTTCAAATCAACCGGATCGGAGTCAATCTGTGTAAGAGCTGACTTAACAAAAAAGTTATAGGGATCGTTAGCAACACTGAAGTTAATGTTATCAGTGGATAGGAATCCGAGTCGGTTATTATAGAAGAAAGTAGAAGTAATAGGATCCCCAATAAAAGCAGGTACAGGGCTAGTATCATTGTCCCCTGCTCCACGTGCTTTCCATGTGGCTTGTCCAAACGTAAAGGTGGTTGCTCCAGTGTTCTCCAGAAGGTGCGGCATGGTAGACGCATCAAAACCAGGAGACACATTACGTGCTACGGTTTCGTTCCAATAGCCAGGACCACGAGTGGTATCGTAAGCAATAAATTCTACAAAGTAGTTGTCAGCAGAACTGTCGCTATTCAGGATCTCCAGATTGTGACCATGGAAAGACTCTGTAGGAAGTTTAGTGATGTTAACAACGGTATCTTGAGAAGCTTCGATGGCGTCGTTACTGAGACCACCGTTAGCACTGATAGTAAAGGCTAGCGGAGTACCATCGTCTGTAAACGTACCATCAGCATGTTCGTAACCAGTCAACACCTGATCTGTTGTGGTGTCAAATCGTTTAATAACAAGGCTGTTAGTATAACCTTCTAGACACCAAGTACCATCGTAGTCAGTATCGTTGGCAAGTTGACGTGCCTCAATATGAGCCACCAGGGCGTCAACAAGGTTATGGTTGGTGTTAATAGAGCTGCTGTCATAAAACAGCATCTCATCGAACGTTGTACCAGTCTGGGCGTTTACAGTAACTGTATCACCTTGAATAGTAACATTGTAAGCAGCTGCCTCAATTTTAGTCAGCTTAAGGGTAGCAACAGAGTTAGCAGTAAACGTACCATTTGCCTGCATGGCAGTGGTAACACCTCTGTTAGTAATAATCGTGGTATCTTGGATGCTACGGAAGTGGTAATCAGTTCCACTCAGATAGCTAGAAGCGTTGTTAGTAACAGTACACCACGTACCATCAGCCACAGTCCATACATAAATGTTGGTACCTTTGATAGCACCAATGTAGGAACCTGCAGCTCCACGTTCGACAAAGAACCAAACAGCGTCTTCTAACTCGGACTTAGTAAAGGCATCACCATTAGCTTTCTTCAGGACACTGGTGTGCTGCATCCCAGGACGTTTGAGTAGACCAAAGGTCGGATCGGGATAACCGTTAACACACTCCGTAACTTGTCCTTCTAATTTTTTGTCATCATTTTGTCGGGATACACCGCCTAGAAAATTCGGTGTTAGTTGAGTTACTGCTGGCATTAGCGATACAGTGTGTGATAAGGTTGATAGCTTTGATAGTAGTTCTCCCCTTTAGGGCTACCAAAGAACGTATAGTCCCCTTGATTACACTCATACTCAAGTGCCATAGACCGGGCAAAAGCTTCTTTTTGTTGAAGCATTTGGTACTGGTTAGGGTCACCGACGATACGGCTAGACACAATGCTAGCAGCACGGGCGACAATGAATGCTTGGATGGGTTCAGGGATACTACCCCAGGACATCTCCCAGGTAATATCTACATAAAGGGTTTCGTCAGTCCACTTGTATGAATGCTTAGTACGATCATAGAGTTTACCTCCACGATTGATACTGTCACGATTCATGTTTTGGGTGTAGGTTTGATTCAAATCCATCTGAAGAATATCGTTAGAGATCCTTACTTCGTTGTTTGAATCAGGTGTGATGGGGTAATCGTATTCCTTATTAAAGGACCAACCTTCTGCCTGTACTTCACGGGAAACTTCTCGGAGGGTGTTGAGTGCAATCGCAACGTCCGGGTTGGTTTGGGTTTCAACTCTACTTGTAACGATAGATTGAGTCAGTGCTTGATTAGAAACAGTCTGTGAGATATTCACAGTGTATTCATATGTCACTGGAATGGTAGCTTGTTCTACACCAGCAGTAGCAATAGAGGTGCCACTAGCTACACCAGTACCACCAATGTACGTACCAACAGGAATGTTAGCAGTCTCGGTAGTCAGGGTAGTGCCAGAGATAGAACCTGTAAACCTATCAACTTCGTTAATTACAAGAGTCTCTTCAGTTGTCAACGTAGTAACAGGAGCCTGACCAACTGACGCCAGGATCTGATTAACAGCTTTAAGCTCAGTGTCGGAGCCAGTATTAGGGAAAGGCATTGATTCTTATTCTCAATAAGGAAATAAAAAAAAGGAGCCCCCGAAGGAGCTCCCGTAAACGATATAAAAATCAGAAAGCAGAAGGTGCAGTGTTGGTAACGTGCAGTTCCACAGCAGCAGCAGGATTCAGATAATCGCAACCGCAAGCCAGACGACCCAGCATCACATCGCCTTGGTAGACAACGGACACGTCGCCGCTGGTCACTTGGACCTGGGGACCAATAGCTTCAACCATACCGGCAGCTTCCTTCTGGAAGATCAGACCACAGGAGGTCGAACCCACTTCAGCAGCAGTACCGTAATCGTTGTTGATACCAGTCTGAGCGGTATCAGCATCTTCCAGAGCAACTTCAACGAAGTCGCCAGTGCGACCAGGATCGGTAACACCAGTGGTGCCGCCGTACTTGGTACCATACTTACCCAGGAACGGAATGTTCATGGACTTGTAGATCTTGATACCGGCGATCTCGATGATGCCCTGACCGCTCTGCAGTGCAGAACCTTGAGCATCACGGTTCACCAGACCGTTAGAACCAACGGCTTGGATCAGTTCGTAGTACTGACGGGGGTTTAGAACGGCGACACGTCCGTCACCACTGACGCCCTTTTCGTCAAGTGCAGCAGCTGCATCATAGAAAGCAGCCACAAGCTTGGCGGAATCGTAAGCATCAGCTTCGGAACCAGTACCGCTACCGACCTGAACCTGAGTACCACCGGGCTCAACGTAGCCGGTAGCAGACACAGGAGAGGCAGCACGAGCACCGCGAGCGATCGAACGGAATGCCAGGCGGTCATACTTTTCAGCCAGAGCATAACCGATCTTACGAGAAATCTCGCTGCGCAGATCGTAATGGCTAAGAACTTCATCCAGTTCGTACACGAATGCACTGGAGATCAGAAGGTCATCAACGGTGATGGTCTTCTCAGCCACCGGGGGCGCACCGTTGGTGTCACCCAGAATGCTGTTGCCAGGAGTATGGAACTCAGACTTGGTGCGACCCGTGTAGATGAACTGCAGAGACTTGCCGTTCTTCAGGGTACGCTTCATGATCAAGTCACGAGCGATAGTATTGTTTTGGAAACCCTTAAACATCTCGCCAGAGAATAGCTTAAGGTACAGAGCACGGGTATCACCCGCCAGGTTAGCCTGACCCAGCTGAGTAAGCTGAGCGGGGTTAACCGAAGATTGGAATGCCATTGTTTTTAATAAGAGGTTTAAGCGTGTTCCTCTGGATCCAGAGTATTAAGTTTTTATTGTGGTCTTTCCCACCGTCTAGACGGCGAAGGGTGTCCTCGTAAGGGCCAACGCCAAGAGGAGCCAGGTCCGACTCTGAGGTGCCTGACTCCAGCTACTTAGAATTTAGTAGCGTGAGAGATGTAAGCAATGCCGCGATACTTCAGCTTGGCTGCCTTTTCAGCTGCCTTCTGCTCCCGAACACGGGCTTGAACTTCAACAGTAGTCATTGTAGTAAAGGAAGTACCTAACCCCCGTTCCATGATTAGGTGACATGCGTCCCATTAAGGGATGAACGGACGGCATTGCAGGTTAGCCTACGGCTGGGGCGGATAGAGCCACCGGAGTTGCCTCAACAGAAGCAAGGTCCAGAGGGAAGTTGTGTGCATTTCGTTCGTGCATGACTTCGAATCCAAGGTTGGCTTGGTTAAGAATGTCTGCCCAAGTACGAACAACACGTCCCTGACTATCAAGAAGGGACTGGTTAAAATTAAAGCCGTTAAGATTAAAAGCCATCGTGCTAACGCCAAGGGCAGCGAACCAAATACCAACAACAGGCCAAGCAGCCAGAAAAAAGTGTAGACTTCTGCTGTTGTTAAAACTCGCGTATTGGAAGATGAGTCGTCCGAAGTAGCCATGGGCAGCAACAATGTTATAGGTTTCTTCTTCCTGTCCGAACTTGTAGCCGTAGTTCAGACTCATGTCTTCCGTCGTTTCACGAACCAGCGACGAGGTAACCAGCGAGCCGTGCATCGCAGAAAAAAGCGATCCACCGAACACTCCAGCCACACCGAGCATGTGGAACGGATGCATGAGAATGTTATGTTCGGCCTGGAAGACCAACATATAGTTGAAGGTTCCTGAAATACCCAAAGGCATAGCGTCAGAAAAAGAGCCTTGCCCAAACGGATAGACCAAGAATACCGCCGTGGCGGCAGCAACGGGAGCAGAGTATGCAACAAAGATCCAAGGCCTCATGCCTAGTCGATAGCTAAGTTCCCACTCTCGTCCCATGTAAGAATAGATACCAAGGAGGAAGTGGAAAGCGACGAGTTGGAATGGACCCCCGTTGTACAGCCATTCATCAAGTGAAGCAGCTTCCCAAATTGGGTAGAAGTGTAGTCCGATGGCATTGCTGCTCGGAACGACGGCTCCCGAAATGATGTTGTTTCCATACAACAGGGAGCCTGCGACAGGTTCACGGATTCCATCAATGTCAACAGGTGGAGCAGCCACGAAGGCTACGATAAAACAAATAGTGGCGGCCAGCAGAGTTGGAATCATAAGGACTCCGAACCACCCAACATAAAGACGGTTATTGGTCGATGTGACCCAAGAACAAAACTGCTCCCAGGCACTCTCTCTTTTAAGTGCAATTGATGCAGTCATGTTAAGTAATTAAAAGTACAAGTTGCCGACCCACCCACCACATGAATGAGTTAGAAGCTGTACTTTACACCTGCTTTGGTGCCATAGGAATTCACGTCATCGAAGGACGCAGCCAGTTCACCATAGACTTTCAGGCTATCGCTAGCTTTAACGGAGATGCCCACCTTACCAGCAGGAACGGTCTCACCCACACCACCGTCGGTAACGGTCAGGCTAGGACCGCCTTCGATGAAGTAATCAAGGGCACCCTCAGAACCTTCGTAACCGACAAAGAAGTCGGTAGAGGTAGCAGAGTAGTCAGTGCCAGCAAACTTCGACGAAGCTTCGACGTTCACGTAGGGACCAGCCATTGCAGGGGCAGCGGCGATCAGAGTTGCGGGGAGGATAGCGAGGAATTTCATTAGATTAGTGTTACTTTTTCTTAGCAGTTTTAGCGGCGCGTTTAAAGTTAGCAGCACTGGGTGCGCCTTTGGACCCAGGCTTTCTCATTTTTTCACCACTGCCTTGCTTGATACGCAAGCGTTTGGCATGGATGTTTGCATAGAGACCACGTTTAGCCATCACTTTTTCTTGCGGGATTTACCAGCTTTACTCATGGCAATGGCAACAGCTTGCTTCTGAGGGTAGCCTTCGATCTTCAGTTGTTTGATGTTAGCAGAAACTGCTTTTTTAGACTTACCCTTCTTCAGAGGCATTACCAGATACCAGGAATAATTTGTCCAGTCAGCGCGTAAGCGCCAAAAGCAGCCATGATGCCAAGCATAGCAAGGCGACCGTTGAGCTGCTCAGCACGTTCGTTGTGTGGGACACCGTAGGGATGATCAGTCATAATGAGGGGTGGCTCTTTAGCCCAGATGTTTGTGTCGTTCATTAAAAGTTAAGGTCAGAGTTCTCCAGTTTACGCATCACGTCCTGACGATATGCAGGATCGTTATCGTAACGAGGATCACTCATGGCTTGGACAAGTTCCTGCTGACTACGGAAAGTGGAGTCTTTTTGTGCAGCTCCCTTGCCGCTCAGCAGTTGTCCTTCGCTGCCAGTAGCATCACCGTACTTGTTGGCAAGTGCTTGGACAGCAAAGAAGATAGCGTTGGGATCACCTTTACCCATCACAGAGTCATACATGCTGATCTCTTCTTTGGAGAGATTCTGACCAGCCCACGTAATCATGGACTGATAGGCTTTCTCTCCGCCAACCATTTGGAACAGTTGATTAGCTTGAGCTTCGGTAAGACCTTCTTCAGCTTCTTCTTCAGTTTCTTCTACTTCTTCGGGGGCTTCGGTTTGCTCCCCTTCTTCGTCCCGTGATACGGCATCTTCTTTGGGTTCTCCAAGTTTCTTTTGTAGTTCAAGGTACGCTTGCTCAAGAGATTGCGTATCTTTAAATTTACCAGCATACAATTCTTGCTGGTCTCCTTGCATCTGTTCGGCAAGTGCCAACGATTCTTGCTCGTCAGCATTCAAGCCCTCTTGATTGACTTCAGGAGATGATTCTTGATAACTAAGTGTTTCGCTCATTCAACAGGTGGTAATTCAGGTGGTACTTGTTGCTGCTGCATCATCTGCATAGCAGCTTGTTCTCGTTTCTGATCAACAGCGGCTAATTGCGGCTCTTGCTGCATAGCCATCATTTCTTGCTGTTGTACCATGGCTTGCTGTTGTTCAGCATTACGCTCATCGACACTCTTCACGAGATTCAGAACATCAATACCAGAAGCAGCAGCGAGACGCTTGATAACTTCATCAGGATTGATGTATTGTTGGATAGCCTCAGGTCCCATCGTCTGTGCAATGACAGTAATGAATTGACCAAGGCTTTCACGGTCTTGACCACGACCAAGGGCATTGATACCAGCGACAATAGTCGGCTTCACAATGTCACCCTTGGGTAGGCGAGGAATCTCACCGGTCTTCTGAGCAACACTCAGCTTACGGTTGAGATAAGGAACAAGGAACTCAACAGTCAGCAGGGAGAATAGGCCACCCAGCTGTTGTTCGAGTTCTAACTGAGTCATCCTGACTTCCTCAGCGGTAGTGCGTTCGGAGTCTCGCACGTTAAGTACAAGGAACGCTTCGTTGAGACGTTGAGTCAGGGAGCCGATCATCTGATAGGCAGTCTGGAAGTCAGCTGTCTTACCGACCTGTACCACACCGATGTCATCAGGACGACCCTGGATGATAGCACCGTTGCCTGCCTTGGCAAGCGTTGCGGGCTTGGTGGTACTGCTCGGACTGACAGTAAACACTACCTTAGCAGCTGCTGCGCTGCCTTCGATGATGGCTTGTGACAGTGCTTCAAGTGACTTTAAGTCTCCGATGAACTCTTCGACCCTACCACGTCCGTAGACCTCTCCATCTACGTGGTTGAATCGTAGCACAAGCCAGGGGTTGGCGTCAACAGGAGCCTTGCTCATGGACCGGGGAAGGATCTGGTCCTCCACCTCCTGGTGCCACACCCAACGGTTGTTGTCTAGAACGACGTGGGTATAAATATCACATTCATCATCGTGACGTGAAGCATTGTCAGATGCTGAGTTAGGTAGTTCGGTCTTGTAATCCGGGTAAAA